GGTCGGCATTTTGTATCCACGGAACTTTGCCATAGGTTTAACGAACGAGACGAGGACTTCGTCGATATCAATAGCAACTCTTTTCATTTAAATAATAATATAAAAAAATCTCTAAGTGTGTTTTTTGTGATTGAAATTTTTATTCAGGTATAGTAGAGTATGGCGGATAAAATACCCGTCGTCGACTATAGCAGAATGGAACGACTCAAACCTCCGGAAAATACAGTTATACCGCTAAACGCGAATACGATTTGTTTGTTTCTAATAATCGCGACCATTATTGGTCTTTATAAACGCAACGTCGATATTAGTCAAGACCGCGAACGACGTCGTATTTGATACACTCGTTAGGGTCGAGGTAAACGTCACGCTTCATAAGTTTCTTAAGTTGTTTATCAGGAATATTGGTTTTTTCAATATAGGTTTTCTTAACCATATCCATGAGTTTATCACACATTTTCATTTCATCCTTAACTTCCTCGTATTTTCCCCAAAACCCGGTCGTGGATATTTGGTGGATGAGAACGTGTGCATTTTTACCGATAAGACGTTCATGTCCACCCAAAAGGAGGAACGTTGCTGCCGAGCAGCACTCACCCTGTGCGATCGTGATAACCTTAACACGAGATTTTTCAATTATATTCATTGCACTCAGACCCGCAAATAAATCACCACCTCCGCTACATATATGTATTCGAATAACGGGTTCGTACCCCATAAGTTCCGCCTTTTGTTTAAGAAGTTTGATTTCGAGTTTTTTAAACTCTTCTATAAATTCGAGAATATCCTCGTTTGTGATTTCACCGTAGTATAATATTTCATTACCGATAACACGTGTGATTTTAAAATCATCATCATCCGTGTTAGCGGGTGTAGACATTGTATATGGTTTACTATGTGATCTGTTCTTTAATCATCTTTTTTATTTTTGTAACTTCACGTTGTTTGAGTTTGTTTTGTATCGCTAAATGATTCATTACATCAAAATCTTGGGGTATTAGATTATATTCTATAAATTTAGAAACATCACCCTTTTGCGCGTACATTCTAAATAACATAAATTCATGGTGTTTAAAATTGGACATTGAACGTACTTGTATACTTCTTATTTTCTGTTCACGCATTCTCTGGTTACCAAATTTTGTCCAAAACCTACCCGGTCTAATATTTTCTGGAGATATTTTTTTTGTAAAATATTTTCTAGGTATTTTTATGGTGTTTAGTACAAACAAAGGCATAATGTCCCAATCACCTTTATATAATTCAGAATCGTAAAAATCTGCTAAAGACAGTGACTGTGTTATTTTTTCGATATTATCAGTGACACAATCTATGTAATTTTCTTGGATAAGTGACCACATGTGACCATGTTCAATAAAAGTATCGCATATATTTATATCATCCCCGTTACATAAAATATCTACTATTTGATCTCTAGGTGCTTTAAATATATCCTTATCGTAAGGGAAATCTAAATAACTAAAGAAATTGAATATATTACCCAAACACTTGTTTGCGGCTAACAAAGAATTGACATGATTTGGTTTTAATTTCATTATTTCTTCAGGTTTCGCCCTTGGTATTATAACGGTTGTAAAGTTATCTATAAAATGAACACTTTTTGATGTTACAACAAGTGGTTTTTTACTTATACTCATACCATTCGAAACATCTTCGATTATATATTTGTATTTATACGAATCAATTTCATAATCTTCTATATACGTGTACATATTTGAGTTTTTTATCGTACCCATAAATATATCTTTTTTTTGAAGAGGGTCATCCCATATTTCAATACTATTACATTCATCAAATACCTGATTAATTATGAAACTTTTACCGTAACCAGATGATCCACATAAAAATACATTTTTACCGGATTCTATATATTTTTTCAATAATGTTATTTCTTTATCATGAATCGATATTTCTGTCACCTTTTTTTCTTTTTTTATAATAACAAAGGAATCCATGTCGTCAGGTGATGAAAATGATCTCGCTAATCAAGCTTTAGATATTTTTTTGGATAATGATATTCTTCAAAAACGTATAGTAGACCCTTTAAAAAGAAAAGTTGCTCCTTACGTATTATGTTTTGGTATCTTTAACTTATCCATATTTGTCATGATTGCTTATCTATCAAATCGTATTTCTCTTATTCTTTAGATGTATCTGTTTGGTCTTCTTCTCCCTCTTCTTTTGGTATTTCCGTAACAACTTCCATAAGTTCAGTTCTACGTCGTATTTCATTCATGAGATCACCTTTCAGACTCACAAGTCCTTTACCTTTTAGATCCGAAATTTCATCAGCACGTTGCTGTTTCCCTTCTATATCAGATTTTATTATTCTTTTAGATGTTTGAAAATTTCCACGTATACCTTCGAGTTCCTTTTTAAGTTCTCTTTTTGCGGCACCACCTACAGCATCTTTCAATTTAGTAATAATTGTATTTTCAGCTATAGCCTTGAATGGTATTATAGGTTGTATATGCATAATCTCTGGTTTGAAGAATGCATTATCATCAGGAAACTCGCGTTCAAATGAATCTATCATTCTTTTAGGTACATTTGGAGATTGTTCTATTAAACGATCATATTCAGCTCGCATATTTTCAATCATAGCAGTTCCGTTTAATGTTCTTTCTGAAAGTGGTAGTGTGAGTTCGAGACGAATAGTTCTCGAAATTTTACCGTATTGTACAGAAGCAACTCTATGTCCTTCCATTAATTCATTAATTTTAAGAAATTGCATTATAGTTGTTGCGATCGCCGTAATAAGATTAAGTCCACCAATCGCTGATGGTACAAACGGTTGTACTGTGGGTGGAAAAGTTTCCTGTGCAAAGTTAGCGGTGCCTGTAATAGTACTTACAATAATCAATGGTATTGTAAACTTCATACTTAGGTTTTTGAATGAACAATAGGCTTGGTAATGCATATACCTGTAACAGGCAGCAGCTTCTCCCCAGGACTTAAGTATCTTTTCCTGTTGGAGATGCCAAATCTTTGGCAATTTCTTTTCTTCTGTCATACTAATAGACATGAATATTATATTCTTCACTCATTTACTTTTTTTCATAACAATGCTCGTTGTTCCTTTCATGAAAAATAAACAAAATCTCGAGTTTTATTCGATTTTAGTACCATTTATATTCTTCCATTGGTCAGTAAACGATGATACATGTGCATTAACACAGATGGAAATGGTTGTTACGGGTAATAAAAAAGAAGAAACCTTTTTTGGACGCGTTGTTGGACCTATATACAAAATGGACGATACTGCGGCTAACAATTTATTAAAAAGTGTTTTATTCTTTTTATGGTTACTCGTACAATTTAGATTAAATAGAGTTGATCTGAGTCCACTTAAAGAATTGAAAAAACGTTTTTCAAAATAATATAATATTGGTATATATAAATGAAGAATAAGACAAAAAGTAAATTTTTAATTTTTACTATAACGGTACTTATTTCTATTATTGCATATCAATTATATAATCCTATAATTATAAAAAAACAAGAAAAAGTCCCAGTTAGAGTTGCTGTTCCAGTTAGAGTACCGGTAAGAATTCCTACGGAAAAGGAATATCGTGAACCACCTATAAAAGAATATAAACCAGGACATGTTCAACAAATGGGAATATTAGTTGGTAATGATGACGAAACTTTACCCTTATATGGTAAAGAAGTTCGAGGTAGACGTGATAGATATCATTATTATACCACAACACCCGGTGATCAAATGTATTCACTTCCAATTACACACGAAGCGCGTGATTGTATGGAAGATATTGGGTGCCCCGAATTTTACGGTAACGAATCTGTATCGGTTTTAGGACAATCAGGTTCGTTTCAGGCAAAAATGTACAGAACAGATAATTTCTTTTGATTATCGATCAATAAGTAATATATACAAACACGCTAAGCATAACATACTATTTGATAAAGATGAAATCATCTTAGTAACATTTGAAACCTTGTTAGGTACTGTCATTGTTATGAAACTATCAGTACACGTTAAAATAGAAGACAAAAAACATATAAATAAAATTTGAGATAACCTATCCATTTATATTTATCAAAGAAAAATATTGAGTAATATAAATGAAGATCGATTTGTTAAAAGACGAAGCAAAACGTCTTGGTCTTCGTGTAACTAAAAAAATTAAAGGGAAACGTTTTCCTTTGAGTGAAAAGGAACTTAAAATGAAAATTCAAAGACGGAGATCACCATCTTTGGAAATCCAGGTTCGTGAATCTAAAAAACTCTTACGAACGTGTAAATCTCTTTTACAAACAATGGAACCAACTGTTCCAAGAGTTCGTCGAGTTTCACAACCTGTTCCACGCGCTCCACCTGTTCCACGTGCACCACCAGTACCAACTAAACGCGATCCACGCGCAAATTTAATGACTGCTTTAAAAGAAAACCTTAAACGTCGTGGTCTTAAAGAAAAGATAAACCAAACTTCTTAGATATAATCTTTTTCGCACCTTCAAAATCTGGATGACTCCATAAAATCCATCTTGACCAAAATCCTGCAGTAAAAAAACCTGTTTTTGTCCAGTTTTCTTTATCGCTTCGAGTCACATCGAGCATATTTTTATGAACTAGTTTAGGATCGGTTTGTTTTTGTACCATATGAGGAACAAACCCACCATGTCGCGTTACGTATGAACGCATACGCAAAGGGTTTTTGTGTATTGTATAGTCTGAGTACCCTCTTGCCCCAAAATCAACTATTTTCCCATTTTCAAAAGTAACTCTAAACTTTTTATCAATACGTGGACTTTTTTTTAAACGAACACGCATATATAATTACTGAATATAATTTTCACCACGCCGTTTACGTTTAATCAATACTATTCCTAATGTAAGTGATATTATCCAGGCCTGGAATTGTGTTATACCGTAAGGTTCTTCAATCATAAACATGTTTATATAATATACACTTTATTACTTTATATATCTAATATTTGTTTTGTAGACGTACAAGTGTGTAATGATGGTACAAATGGGTACATGAGATAAATAGAGAAATATATGCAGCTGGACTTTTTCTCAAATGTTTACTCAATAGAATAAGAATAGCAATTGTAAAAACCGTTATAGTTGGTATGGCTAATAAGCTAATTTGTGTATCGGTCAAAGATGGGTCTTTTACTGAAACTGTTGGGTTCATTTATTCTACACTGAGAAAATATAATTATAAATGTTTTCTACAAACAGCCATGTACATTTCTTTACCACCTATAAGTTCCGTCTGGTTATTATCAACTAGACGCTTTGTGAATGGCCCGTGTGTCCCATCCATACATTTCATACACATAGCTGACAATTTGAAAACTTTATCGGCGAGAGGTATACAGTCTAAAATTTCACCTATTTTGCCCTGTTTATAATCACCGTCTAAACCCGTCAATAGTATAGTTTTACCGTTTCCGATCGCCTTTTTGACAAAAACTTTTAGACCAATAAAAAACTGCGCTTCGTCTATAGCTATTACATCCACCTTTTCGTAATTAAGTTGTGTCAAGTCATTCGTTTTTACACAATTGAATTTAATGTTATCGTGTGTTCGTAATACATGTTCCAAACACCGCGTATCTTTGCTTGAGTTTATGACAAGAATATTTTTACCTATAATTTGATACCTTTTTAAACGTCGAACGAGTTCTGACGTTTTACCAGAAAACATATTTCCCATTATAATCTTGAGACTCATTTAACAAATATACGTGCTATGTTTTTATACTAATTTATTTTAATGAGATAAAGAAATACGTATATATTTAGTAAAATGACTTCCGAAGAAACAACACTTCAAATTAAAAGATTAACACTTGACGCGACATTACCGACACGCGCATCCCCTGGATCAGTTGGTTATGATTTATATAGTTTACACGATACGGTTATTCAACCTGGATCACGAGACATTGTGAGCACGGGTATATGTGCAACAATTCCATTGGGGTGTTACGGACGAATTGCACCACGCTCGGGTTTAACTGTGCGGTATGGTGTTCACGTGGGTGCCGGTGTTATTGACCCAGACTACACGGGGGAATTAAAAGTCTGCCTATTTAATCTCGGATCTGTTCCGTTCGAAATTAAATCGGGGGAGAGGATTGCTCAGTTAATTTTAGAAAAGTGTTTAACACCCCTTATTCAAGAAGTGACTGATTTACAAAAGACTATGCGTGCTAACAGAGGATTTGGGTCCTCTGGTGAATTATAAATTTTAATAATTGTTTAGTTTCCGAATGCAACACCACCCATACCATTCTTAATTCTGAGAATGTTATAGTTGACTGCATACGCACGAATAAAATGTGCATCAGCCGTAGTTGGATCACTGATCGTAATCTTAGCGTTATCAATTCTCGAAAAGTTCAATGTACCAGTTGGCTGAGACTTGTCCATTGTGAGTGCAAATGGCCACGTCGCAATTGGTTCTTCTTTAGCACCTGGTGGGAAATAAGAACAATGTCTGGTTGGAACAACGTTACGATGGTATTCAAGCGACATATTCTCGAAGAGTGGTGTACCGTTAATAAACATAGACGCGGTACCACCTACACCAAATGTATACGTAGCACCAGTACCAAATGCAGCAATGTGAATAGACTTAACTGGGTGGTTAAAGTACGTAAGATCGATTGTTTTTTCCGAACCGTTCACAGGTTGAAATTGTGTTTGTGTCATAAGAATTTCATGTTCTGTTTTAGAAAAGAATTCGCGTTCCTCTGTATCAAGGAATATGTACGAACCATACACTTTGGGTGTAGTCCCTGGTGAAAATGTACCATTTCTACACTTAATTCTTATTTCAACTTCGTGGTATTGGAGACCGACAAGTGGGAGTGATTTAGTCCAATCTTCACTGAAGAAGAATGGGATAACGTAACTATCAGCTGAAGCGTTCTCACCAGCGTCATCACACCCAGACCATGTAGAAGCCTTAGCCTGTGTGGTATTGTAAAGGGCGCCGTGTACACTGTTAATGAATCCCGTATCAATTTTAGACACTTCTTGTCCACCAATATACAGTGAAAATTCGGTTGGTTGGGAGAATGCGACTTCGTTTTTGTTGTATATACTAGTGTTATTGTCTTTTGCGTTAATGCCTGTAGCTTCAATCCAAATATAGCTTAAAAGATCCCCCTTGGATTTTATTGGTATAGAGACTTCACTACCTGAACTAAATGATCCGATATAATCGAGACGTTCTGGTTTAATTGCGAAGTTGGTATGACGTTTATAGTTTTGTCTAAAAAATGAGACTTGTGGGTCGCCTGTGATGTACACATCTTGGGCACCGACCGATACGAGGTCAATCAAAGCAGCTGACATATTTTACTAATATAGTATATTAAAAAAATTGAGCATAAACGTATTAAGAGACATGGTTGTTTTTCAAGCCCTCACATGGGAAACCGAAGATAAACACGCACAACACCTGGTACATATATTTGGAAAAACACAAGACGGTAAATCTGTATGTGTTACAACAGAATTCCAACCTTATTTTTTTATAAAACTCCCTACTGGTGATTACAATACACACGCCGAACTATATTACGAGAGTATTATGAAACGGTGTCCTGGTTTAATAATTAGTTACGAGATACAGACATCTATGGATGTATGGGGATTTCAAAACAGTAAAAAGTTCTATTTTATGAAACTTACTTTTGAAACATTAACACAACGTCGTAAAGTTGGTTACGCTCTCAAAGAATCATTGAAGATATACGAAGAACCACCACCAAGAGTATACGGTGAACCGTACGATATACCGGAACCCCAATTTGTAAAATTGAAACTTTACGAGTCTAATTTGGAACCGGTCCTGAGGTTAATGCATATAACCGGTATCCAATCGACTGGGTGGTTGGATTCCGGTGATGCATGTACACCGACAAATTACTCAAATACTGATTTTGATTTGATGTGTTACGACTGGAGAAATCTAAAACCTGTTAATAAACCCGAAACCGCGCCATTTGTTGTGGCTTCTATTGATATTGAGTGTAATAGCTCTACTGGTAAATTTCCTAGTGCGAGTATATACGGCGATTGTTGTTTCCAAATAGCAGTATCGTTATGTTCTTTTGGTAATGACGTACCATACGATAAAACGTGTTTCTGTTATAAGAAAACGGATCCTAACCTGGAAGGGTGTACTATTTTAAGCTATGATTCAGAAAAGGGAATGCTTGAAGCATTAAGTGAATACATGGTAAAAATGGACATTGATATTATTACTGGGTGGAACATATTTGGATTTGATATGGAATATATAATGACACGTGCAAAAATGGTTGGGTGTTCCAAATCTTTTTTTGAAATGAGTAAACTTAAGGGGTATAAATGTGAAATGAAAATTAAGAAGTTATCTTCTAGTGCACTTGGTGACAATGAACTTAAACTCTTACCAATACCTGGACGTTTTATATTCGATTTATTTCATGAAGTTAAGAAGGGGTATAAACTTGATTCATATAAACTCGATAACGTTTCTAAATTATACCTAGGTGATCAGAAAATAGATATGTCTCCTAGAGAGATGTTTGCACGTTTTAAGGAAGAAGACCCTGTAAAATTACGCGAGGTAGCTGAGTATTGTATTAAGGATACACTTCTTCCACACAGATTACTCTCTAAACTTTGTATACTTATTAACCTTCTAGAGATGGCAAAGGCAACTTGGGTGCCGTTATGTTACCTTGTAGAAAGGGGTCAACAAATTAAAGTGTTTAGTCAGTTAACGAAAAAGGCACGCGAAATGAATTATATAGTTCCTACTATTCAGTGGGGCGAGGGGTTGGTAGACGGATACGAAGGGGCCACTGTACTCGAAGCGCAAAAAGGTGCATACTATACGCCGATAACCGCCTTGGATTTCGAGGCGTTGTACCCATCTATAATGGTCGCACACAACTTATGCTATTCAACCATGATTATGGATCCCGTTTATGAAAATAAAAGATTATACCCAGATTTAGAGATCGAAACGTTTGGTAATTATAAATTCGTACAAAATGTACCGAGTCTTGTACCGAGTATTTTAACAGAACTTAAACAGTTTAGAAAACAGGCTAAGAAAGACATGGCCGAATCATCAGGATCTTTAAAAGAAATGTACAATGGTAAACAATTGGCGTATAAGATATCAATGAACTCTGTATATGGTTTCACAGGTGCATCAAAAGGTATGTTACCATGTGTTCCTATAGCATCAACAACAACAATGAAAGGTCGTATGATGATAGAGGATACTAAGAATTATGTTGAGAAACATTACCCGGGTGCAAAGGTGAGGTACGGTGACACCGATAGTGTAATGGTTGAATTTGACGTCGGTGAACGTAAAGGTGAAGATGCTATTAAATATAGTTGGGAACTTGGTGAACGTGCGGCGGCGGAGTGTACAAAACTTTTTAAGAAACCAAATAATCTCGAACTTGAAAAGGTATATTACCCGTATTTTTTATATTCCAAGAAACGATACGCGGCAAAATTATGGACAAAGGGTAAAGACGATAAGATGAATATGGAATATATAGACGTAAAAGGTCTTCAACTTGTTAGACGTGATAATACACCATACATGCGCGAAGTTTGTAAAGAATTACTTGATGTTATTTTGGAAAGTAATGACACCGTTGCACCAAAGGCACTCGCTTTACAACGTGCTGTAGAATTACTAGAAGGTGATGTTCCTAATGATAAATTAATTCTTTCTCAACAACTTGGAGACTCGTATAAATCTCAGAATTTACCACACGTACAAGTTCGTAATAAAATGCGCGATAGACAACCCGGTTCTGAACCACAATCCGGTGACCGTGTACCTTTTATTTTATGTAAAACATGGGACCCTCGTGCAAAAGCGTATGAAAAAGCAGAAGACCCCAAATATGCAGAGGAAAAAAAGTTGGATATAGATTATCCATACTATTTTCTTAACAAATTTCTCAACCCCGTATGTGATTTGATAGAACCGTTATTTGATGATCCTAAAGAAGAAATATTCGGAGAACTTATAACTGGTTCTAAACCAGAAAAACGTAATAAACTATGTGATTATGACCCAAAACAGACACGAATATCTGATATATTTAAACTTAAAAAATAGAACATATTATAAAAAAAGAGAGTATGATTGAATGTATTTTTTCAGAAACATATACAATTTATGAAAAAAATTTAAATCAACTTGAAAAACATAAACTAATCAAATTATATCGCGCGTTATCTATCAGATATAACAAGCCATTTTCTGAAATTTCTAAAAACTGTAAAATTGTAAATATAGAAGAAGATATTGAAATACCAAAAACCTTGAATGAACGTGATTATGATAATAAAGAATATTCAGATCTATTAACATGCATGTTAGAACATACATTCAAAAGAATTGATAAAGTAATTATTCAATCCTTAGAACGTGTATCTAAAGAAAATGCTGGATTGATCATTTTGAAAAACAATCTGGATTTGATTCAAGATACCCATAAAAAATCACAAACGAATGGATATTTATGCCTTGGTATTAATAGTAAAGGTACTGTATGTTGTCAAAGAGCTGTAAGAACTGTAGGTAAATTTCAATTCTGCAAAAAATGTGCAAAAAATGCAACTATAGAAGATGTACCTGTTCGAACATATCATGGAAATGTTTATTCTAATTCTGATAAATCACATAGCGACGATTCTGAAGATGATAACCCGTTTCCGTTTAATACATATTTTAACAAAGATACTTAAAGTTATGCATATTTTAATAGATAAGATGAATAGATCAAATGTATTATTAACGTCTATAAATGAATTCTACGGAATATATGAAAACCGTGATATTTTGACACAAATATTAAATAAATCTGGTGGTATTTCGTTAAGAAATTTAGAATGGTTTATTACAAATTATTCAAAAAAGAATAACTTAACTTATAAGACATGCGACGGTAAATTGTTTAGCGTCCACGTCGCTTATAAATCGAGTTTAGATGGTTATAGTAAAAAGTTATTTGACCCATTTTGTAGAGCAGATAAAATTACATATAACATACCTGGTACAGCTAATGAAATCCATACAACTGTTGCTCAGTTAAATTTCATTAGATGGTGTATAAAAAACAATATTATCGATTATATAAAAGATCATAAGATGCAAATATTTAATAAGTCCGTATCATGAAACCATTTTCGAATGAAAGTGTTTGATAACCAACATAATACATATTAAGTGTATAATCATTTGTTAGACCACTTACCATTTTTACATCTAGAACAGTTTTATTAGATTTTAATTGACTAAAATCCAGGCTTCCCGATGGTTCCACATTAATCGGATTCATCGAGAATGCATACGTGTATATATTTCTAAATGGTCTTGATAACCGGTTTGATAAAGGTACGGTATATTTATAGTATTTATGGTCACTATCCTGAAAACCTGGTACATCTTCACCATTTATAAATATTTTGGCGCTTAGCATTGGTGGATTATAAAATTCATTTATTATTGAATATTGTACATTCGACGAAAAGTTATATCTATTTGCGAATACATTTGCTAATAAATTATTACCACCTGTAAATATTTTTTCATCTTCAAACTCTTCCCGTCTAAAAAACCAATTGATACTTTTAACTGGTATTTTAGGAACGAGTTCAAGTTTGGTAGTCGTTTCACCAGCTTTTATAACAGTCGATGGATGTCTTTGTACAAAATCGGTAATAAAAGTATGTTTTTTGTTTTTTATATACGAACGTTCACTATCTTCTAATGTAATTTCTTCCGTTACGATATCAAAACTATTTAATGATATAGTACCTGTATAATCGGTAAAAAATGTTTGTGGTTTAAATTTTATATCAAATTGTATTTTTTGTTTATTAATAGCACACGTTGGGAAATATGGACGATTTGGTTTATTTGTATCGTATTCATCACCTTCATATTTTCTTGAAAAGAAAAATGGTATTGGTATAAATAGTTTAGACTTAAACTGACTAAAAATTTGATTACCTGCTAATAAAGCTGTATCTTCGGCTAAATTTCTATTAACCGTATACCTTTTTGTTCTCTTTTCTGATTCATCTAGGTAAAGTTCATCGTATATTATACCCCAATCGGAATGGAATGTTTCAATAATGGTTTCGTCTACACGCATTGTTATTGATTCTATTACGTGTCTACCAACTTGATCAGCGTAATAATAATCATTCCCCCCTCCAGATGGTAATCCTGGGAGTTCCATTGAAATATACATATTCGATAAAAGGTCACCCATGTTTCTCGGGTTAAGCGTAACCTTAATAGTTTCATCGAATGGCCAACTCGCTTTAGCATTCCCTGGTTTAATTATATTTGTACTCTTATGAAATTTTCTAAAGTTAGAATGTCTCTTAACATCATAATTAAATAATGAATTTGTAGTTTCATTTTCCAATAAGTATGTATCTTGTTTACCTATTGCATTTAATGATATTATAGCGCCTGTGTCTGGTCCACTTGTATCACACATACTATTTATTATAACACATTTTTTTAAATGTCGTTATACACAATCATTTGCCTATTTTTAAAATTCTTACATATATATTTTTGTAAGGAAATGTACCATAATTGTACATATAAAGTTGATAACGAATAACATTGACCTTTTAACGATTTAACCTTTCCAATTTCAAAATCTCGTATTTTTTTTAAACCTGGTTTTTTTACAAGTTCGAAACACGAAAAACATACACGAGTAAGTTTCATACCTAAAAACTTATAATATGTTTCATTATTATATAACCATATAGGCCTGATATTTCTATATTTCCTTATAAGACTTCTAACTTCGTAATTATCCGATTTAATATATACATTTAAAGGACAATTACATAGAAAACAGAACCCTTTGCATCTAATTCGTACATACATAAAAGATACAGTTATTATTCTTTTATGTACTATAATGAAATTATACAACCTGATGGAACTCCTATTATAGGTATAAATTACGATGAAGAAAGACCAACTATACTGGAAGTTTTACCCAACCCCGAAATCCAACAACAACAACCCGACTATCAAATATTCGATCCGAAAATTTCATATTGGTTAAATTTGTTTATTATTTTAGTTAGTGTATATTACACATTTTCATATGATAATATGATATCTATATCTAATTGTATAGCATGTATATTACCATTACATAGTACGCAAAATAACAGTTTATACGGTATTATTGGGTATACTGTATATATTATGTTTGCTATGCTGTTAACAACATTTTTGGGTATATATGAATATTTATGGTATTATGTTATTTGCAATTCTATAATTATATGTATTTTTATAACCTCAGTTGCGAAATATGTAATATATAGTACGAATCAAACTCAAACTCAAAACATAAATGAACATGTTATATGAACAAAAAGACCTAGATGTTGCTAAATCGTTGTACGGTGACGATATAGAAAAAAGTGAACGTTTTGCGAGAAGTATACATAAACTCAGGGAGTCTCGCAAAAAGTACGATGATAAAAGAGAAAAGTACAAAATCAAATTTATTGAAACTGTTCCCGAACGTAAAATAGAAAATAGAACAAAATTTAACACTTGTGCCGCTTCAACGTTAGGTGGTAAAAAGTGTAATTTTAGAGCATCTTGTGGCAAATACTGCAAAAAGCATTTACCTAAAATTTAAATATATTGTAATAATAAAATGTTAGATCAGGAAACACTCCGACCCGTCATAATAGCCATGGCACTTTATCTTGCACTTTCTCAACTCATACCAGAACTTTTCAAAAAACCAACAAATATTAAAATAATCGACGATATAGTTGCAATGCTTATTGCTCAAAGAGGTTCACTTACATCAGGTACTATTCTCACCGGTATCATTGTTTTCGTTACGAATTACGTTAACGACGAATTCTTGTAAAACGTTTTCTTTACTCGTTAAAAGTCGTGTTTTTGAATGATCCATATACCTTATTTTTTTATTATATGCATCTTCCATGAATTCCATAAGTTGTTCCATATTTGGTTTCCCCCATTGCATACCTGCTTTATAGAGAAAATCATCCCTTGGTAATTTATGAAGTTCACATTTTATAGTATACGGGGTATCTATATACTCTGTAGCCCCTCCATAATCTGTTATAATCACAGGCTTATTTCTTATTGCTGCTTCTACGGCACCCATACCAACTCCCTCTGATGATGAAAAATTCACATAACAATCCGATCTACAGTGTATTTCTTCCATAACTTCATCGGAAACTAAGTCATTTATTATTGTTACATTTGGTATATTGATTTTAAACGGGTATTTACACGTTGCTTTAACAATTAATCGTGCATCTGGTTTATTTAATCTTACAAATGCTTCTAATATCTTATTAAAGTTTTTTCTCGGATCATATACATTACCTATATGATAAAACGTATATGGTCTTTTATCGGGTATATGTGCATGTATAACACAAAACTTTGTATTTGGGAACTGTCTTTCGAAAACATTTTTACAGTATTTACTGGGTACCATAATACTGTCAAATAGTTCGAAAAGTTTACCGTAATCTTCATGAACAGTTTCAGTTTCACAGACGGTCATACAAACAACTTTTTTTATTTTACGTTTGATTTCTGGTATTTTATCTAACCAATATTTAACAGGAAGTGCGAAGATAAAAGCGCTATCAGATTCAGGTATTTCCTGGTCTATTTCAATATATTTAGTATACCCATCTTCAGGGAAAAGTTCCATATATTTTGTACAGTGTTGACCGATTCCACTCAGGAGAGTTGGTCCAATGAATAACATTTACTATAAAGATTATCTTTCTTTTATATATATTACACAATGGACTCTGTCAGAGAAAAAATAACGATTGAACTCGCTAGATCTAAAATTCGTACCGAAGAGATATACTCTATCATTAAACAAATTGCTGATCACATAGAAGCACCAACACCAGCGAGAGTTGTTAAACCAGCGCTAGTTGTTAAACCAGCACAAACACCAGCGCCAGCGCCAGCGCCAACACCAGCACCAACACCAGCACCAACACCAGCGCCAACACCAGCGCCAGCGCCAAAATCAGCTGCAAAGAAAATTGTTTCTCCAACTAAAAAAGCACCAGCTAAAAAGACACCAGTTAAAAAAACTGAATAAATTTAAAACCTTTGTTGCATAGATATTGGTATTTGGGTAGGCGCGGGTACACTTTTACGGTTTATCATATAAAACCCACCGCATATTAATAAAATTATTGTCAAAAGATAGTAAAGAGGGTATTTTTTCTTTTTTTCCTTTTCCATTTGTTCGATATCTTTCTTATCTGGAAGTTTTTTAACGTTTACATTAAGATCTTCTATCTTCCCGATAAGTTTGTACAAAGCCTCTAGAATTTGAACTTCACGGTTTATAGGTTTTTCCTTTACATCAATGGATGTTACTTCCAATGTCATAAACCATTCTGCATCCGATTGTAAATCTGTATATGTATTATCACCTTGTAATTCGTTTATTTTAAAATCGAGTTTTTGTATTGATATAGGATTGAACAGATTTGTTTGTCTATTAAAACTTCTCCAATGTTTATCGTGTTGTTTATAATTATTAGACCCGTCAAAATCTCTTTCTAATGCTATTCTTGCAAAAACCTGCCCTCTACGTTCATCTAACATTTGTGCAACCTTTGGTACATCATCACACAGTATATCTATATACTTGGCACCACTACCTGTACCAGAACCCGTATTACCAATCTGAGTAACATAAAAATCAACCAGTTTTAAACCACACACTTTACTAATATCTGACACGTGTGTATTCGATGAAATATCAAGATCTATTGTAAAATTGTTATTTGTACCTGTCACAAAATTTGAATCAACAGTTATGTATTGTACCTTTTTTGGTAACTCCTGGAGTGAAACCATCTTGTATTTAGTATATAAAAAAATAAATATAAATAACAGCAATAATGTTTACCTTTTATGCTAGTGTATGTCGTTTATTATCACCAAATCCACAAGAATTAAAAAAGTCATATTCGTGTTCATCTTTTGATTCTAACGTTAATGTGGAAAAAACACCGTATATAGATACAGAGAATAGTAAATATAGTGAAATTGTTTCAATGAACGATGCTGGTGAAGTTATTGTATTAGAATATAACATATACGATAAAACGTTTGTTCAATATATACCTAAGTTTAAAAGATAAGTATAAAAATATATAAAAATGAAATGGACGACTACATTGCCTTACACACGTACGACTATAAACTCTCGTTTTGTCAAGCGACAAACGAACT